TCTGAGCTACATCGCTGATAGCCTTAACGGGATTTGAACCCGTAACCTTGCGATTAGAAGTCGCACGCGCTCTCCAAGTTGCGCCATAAGGCTGTTTAGAACCCTCCTGGTTCTATTCTTCTTTAGAGGAAACCTCTTTAGGTTCATTATATTTCCAAATAAACCCACCTGCTGTTTTTGAATATCCTAATAGTCCCGCTTGTACACATCCACGTGTCAATCCATTTTTCTCTGCCGCGTCAACGATTGAATTAAATGATGCGATAAAAACTCCTTCTTTTATATACTGTGATACTTTCCTTCCAATTGCTTTCGTCATTGCTTCACTGTGTTTTTTACGATTAAACTCATTATCTGCATGATATTTCTTCAGACCTTCACTGATCTTCTTTTTACCTTCCTCTGTTTGTGAATGACCTCCAACTCGACCTTCTGCTAACGCTTTTTGCCATTTTTTAGAATTTCTTACAAGCTTACCTATATCATGCGTTTTATTAAATTCAATTGCTACAAGACGGGCTCGTTCACGAACTTCAGGATCTGCGTTATGTTTTTTAGATTTTTCACTAAGAATCTTTCTTGTTTCTTCTGAATGTGTTTTCCCTAAAAAGGACATCCCTATACTTCCTCCTGTTGCAACATTATATCCGTTTGGAGATAGAGTATTGTATTTTTTAATATAATCGGGTTCAAACTTGAAAACATCTTCATCAAAACAGATGATCAAAACTTCAAACTTGAATGACTCTTCACCATATTTCTTAAATGATTTCATTAAAAAAGGACATCCGTTTCCTTGTCGAATACTTGATTTATGATTTGACCACCGTCTATTTGGATTTATCTCTGTAGTTACTCCAATATATGCTTTTTTATTGATCGTGTTAGTAATTTTATAGATGTATCCCATCCTACTATGTTAACTATGTTCAATTATTTTAAGCCTCTCTATGATACCTTTTATGTCTTTATCAAGCCATAAAACGTGCCCCCAACCAGAATCGAACTGGTGACTGCTGTTTACAAGACAGCTGTTTTACCACTATAACTATGGAGGCATTGCCCTCAACTGGAATTGAACCAGTGACCTCTCGCTTACTATGCGAGCGTTCTGAAAACCAACTGAGCTATGAAGGCGTTATAGGGGAGACGTCGGCAGTAGGATTCGAACCTACGAGGACATAGTCCAGTTTTTTAGTAGAAAACCGCGTTAAAACCACTCCGCCATACCGACTTCTCTCCACCCTACTGACTAGTAGGATCTTTAAGTTCGCACCTAAACCCAAAAGACGATACTCTACTTATAATGAGCATCGACCCCATCCTACGCGAATGGTTCTGGCGAATCAAACAAATTCAAGACATTGACGATCAAGAAACGGTTGCGTTTGGGAATGTTTCCCTTGCCATCGAGCGATTCCAGGAACTTGCTGAGTTTCTCCAGGCCTACCTACCCACACTCCGAGCGTGGATGACGGAGTATCTCGACAAGAACCGCTCCGAAATCTTCATTCGATACTGGGCCACTGAGATTCACAATCATGCATTGCGTACCCACTTGATCCTTACACCGCATCTTCAACAAGGAATAAAAGAATGGGACTCTGTATTTGGTAAGGGTCCTGCTAGTTGTTATGATATGGCTGATCAAGTAGCAAAGAAAACACGGGCGATCTGGAACGTATCCCATTGTGATGATCCTACGATTCTGGCCCTGCACGAAGGCAAAGAACATAAATACTCTTGTGAATGGTTTGGATGCGATTACTGTGAAGATCAACAGTGTGCGTGGGAACATGAACTCATGCGACGACTGACCGAATCCAGTCATCCTCTCCTGAATCCCAAGAAACAGATCAGTCTCGCCTATACCTTCCGAGAAGAACTTGACAGTGTTGTCATACAACCAAAATGGGAGCCGCCTCGTTCTATTGAGGATCGTAAACCTTTCCCTGATGAAAAGTGCGGTCAAACCCTTATTCAACGATTTCGCGGTATGCTCCCCGCCCTTATTAGCGGTTGGTCCTTATCCGATCGGTACGAGAAAGATCCCTATAAGCAATTCTTTCAGCTCTGGAGAAAACTGGATGGAATCATGGGTGTCATCCAGAATGATTTGCCGATCTTGATTACCCTAGAATAGACCTAAATGATATAAACAAAGGTTATCCAATGAGTTCCTATTTTGTTGTTCTCTCGAATCTGTCCTCTTTGCCATGCATCATTTACTACCAATATCATCGCAAGTACTTTTACTCCCTACAAATTCTTTTCAATTCCCTCTTTTCGTTCCTGCATCACATGCACACGTCTGGTCTATCACCGATCCCTGACAGCGGTGTCTTTAATTTTCTCGATGGACTCTATTCCTATTTGTCCATTTACATCTTTAGCATGTACATGTTCTTATCCAATCACTATGAACTTCGAACAGAACTCTTCTTGATTCAAACGATCCTTCAGGCCCTTGTCTTTCTTAACATTGGAGCAATCATCGTTCTTCCGTCTACTGCCTTCATGACACTTATGATCACGGGGTTTCATTATCGCCATATCCGATCGATTTCAGCATGGAATCCTTATTTGTATCTCGGTGTTGTATTAAGTGTTGCCGATGTTGCTTGTTTCTTTATTGCGGTGAACTATGAATACAATTATTTACACGCGGTTCATCATCTGATCGCGTTCAATTTACCGATCGTGGTGGACAAATGCGTTTCCTATCCAAACGGCGTGGATCCGAATGGATCGGATCCACCATCGATTCAACTGGAATCTCCATCGATACGGCCTATGAATAATCTCGTCTCTTGATAGAAATGGGTGGACAATCTTCGAAACAATCTCCATATAGAGATTATGCAATCACTCAAAACAGATACAATGAGTTAATGTCAAATACATCAAAGTTAACGAATCGTCAAAAGGCTTCTATTAAAGCACCAAAAAATCGCAGATTTCAATACCATGAAAATGGGCAAATTATCAATACCAATGAACCTTCTAAGCGGGTTAATATTACAGAAGGAAAGAGGAATAATGGTACAACATTTAAACTACATTCATATCGACCAGGATACACCAATAAAAATTTTAACAGAAATCATATGCAAATGAACCTTGGCGAGGCAAAGAATAAACTTACCGCATTAAAAGATCAATATGCAAATAATCCACTCGCTACGAATGAAATTGACCATGCTTTATACGAATTAAAAGGAATTAATACTCTACGTGTCAGCGAAGAAGAGAAACGACGAAAAGTTGCTCAATTGGCAGAAATCAAAACCAAACTCTCTCAAAAGGACAACTTCGAACAATCTCCTCAGGGGATCGCATGGAACGGTACCAAAACTGTTGTTTCTGGAACACTTACTGTTCTTGGGTTTATTGCTAGTATTTTTATGGGTGCGGCTCAAGGAGCAGGTCCCGCAGGAGTGTATGTCGCTACACAAGGTCCTGGTGCGGCTCGTATTGGTGGAACCAAACATCGCCGTCAAACCAAACGCCGATAGATGAAGTGATGGGTGTACTTATTTGAAAATCGATAAGATGTTCAAAAAAGTACGAGCAGTGGGGTTCGAACCCACGAGCATTTCTGCAACGGGACTTAAATCCGTCTCCTTAGGCCACTCGGACATGCTCGTTAATTGTGGTAGAAATGCGAGCAGTAGGGATCGAACCTACGAACATTGCTGCAGTGACGCTTGAGGTCATCGCCTTAACCGCTCGGCCATACTCGCTTCTCCACACCTATTCATCAACAATCTTCTTTAAGCTATATAGATGAAGAACGTATTCAACTACCAATCCACACAGGTTCATTCCGACAACGTCGACGGATCCAAACGAGTTAGAACCTCCCGCGTTTCCATTCGCGGATCCAAAGGATTCAAAGAAGTTTCTATCTTAAAAAATGGAAAGAGAAAAACATCCAAGAAGAAGTTATCCAAGAAAGAAATGGACTGCATTCGCAAGTGCCAGTTTATTCCTGGATTATTTAAATCATGTGAAAAGTGCCTCAAATAAACTCCAGAATACTACGTTTACGATCATCTAAAATCTTTACTCTTGTAAACATAATAGGGCTCATTACAACTGATGCTAAACGTATCATATTATTAATATGCCATGTTGGGTTAATAACCGTTATGTCTTGATAGGTTGAACCATACTTGTTGGTCAGTAATGAAAACAGTGCATTCCCCAGCCTGATCTCCGCCGCATGTTTCATATCAAACCCATCGCCATCAATGATGCATCTCCACGGCTTATTCCCAATAGATTGGATCATATTGTCCACATGTCTCAAAATGCCCTCCACATCATCATATCGTTTCGCTTTCGAAGGGTGCATATAAAAAATAACCAGGCCACCCTTTTCCGATACTTTTTTAAACGAATGACTCGTCGGATCCGCCGCACACGTTGGACATATCTTCTCCATCCACTACGTTCTATCCACTTTTTATGCCCATCGTTTATACGCTTTTACATTGTCGATCCGTAGTAGAGCCATGAAGCGGGTTGAAATCGGAGAGCTTCTCCATGTTCCGCGCTTAGAAAACGCAGTCTTTTACCTTCAAAAACGTATACTGGAACTCGTCCACCAAAATGAACGAGATCCATGCGAACTCCAGTTTTCCGTACAGATCAATCATTATACCAAAATGATCGCGGCGACCCTATTGGATCGCTACGACGAAGTCGATGGAGAGTTTCCGATCTCCGAAATACAATACTCCATCGAGCTATGCGATCCTCCGTACATTATGGCGACTACGACCGGATCCAAAGATGGAAGAGATCCACTTCTCATTACGACCGTCCTCATTACCAAGCTGGCCAAATACGATCTCCGCCATTTATATTTCTGCATGCATTGCCATAAAGAACTCGTTGAACGAAACAAATCATGCTGCGACGAATGCGAAATCTACAAAATAACGTATCATGAAATGTGCCCCATCTGCCAAGACGACGATCACGAAACCACCGCTTCCGTCTGGGCCGCCCTCGAATGCAACCACATTTTCCATCGTAAATGCATCCTTCAAATCAAGCCATATCAAATAGGACGAATCAAATGTCCCATGTGTCGACGGGAACATGCACGGAACAATTCGTTTATTTTGTAGCTGCGTTTGTGAACGCGTTTACGAACGCGTTTATAATCGAGATTTAGATTCTACGGATTCAGTGGGGAAGCATGGTTGGATGGCACAATCGGCAGCGCGTGTTCCTGTTAAGAACAAGGTCAGTGGTTCGATCCCACTTCCGACCGTTTCCTTTGATTTGATTTTTGATAAAACATCAAATCTATTTTCTTCGCCCTCTATGTAGAGCGTCTTACCATGCAATGGAATACAGGACTATCCATTCATCTCGATATAGTAAGACACTCTCCTGGAATTAACTTCTACGAAATCCATCCAAAGAAGCGGGTATCTTTTGATCATTCGACTGATTTGCGTTCTTTTCTAGACGGAATGAAAGAACCCGCCATTTACGAAAGAAGAATGCTTCGACTCTTTCATCATATGATACAATTCTCCTTAGCATGTACGCTAAAAAAAAGCCCGACGATTCCATGGTATATCTGTTGGAATGTTTGGAGATCGGGTACACTTTATAAATAATATGTAATCAAGAATGATAAATACACCGAAGACCATACTTTTTCATACACTTTTCCATGTGAGGCTGACAGTGCTTACACGGTTTAGAATCGACGAGTTCATTGGTTCCACGCGAGATCCGAAACACAATGAGAATCGCACCATCCAGCTTGTTATAATCTCCCACTTTCTTGAGCACCGCACGCTCTGCATGGATGGATCGATCATCATATCCGCATCCGCGGATACGTGATCCAACCCGATTGGTCGCCATCTCCAACATCTTTCCTCGCTTCAAAATCATAGCAATGTGCACATGACGCATCCGCGTCGTCAACCAAAGCGATTTGAGCGATCGATTGGTATAGAATAACTCCGTGATGAACTTCTTGTCGATTCTCATACTAACGATTGGGCACCCATACTATAAGCCCATCGTTTCTTCAATTTTACTTTATTTGGAATCGGAACTGGATTCACCCGAGCTCGGAATCACGATCACGTTTAGGGGTGGATCCGTTGAGATCGGGATCATAGGCAGCTCAGCATTCGCCACTTCCGCCATTGGCTTCAAACTCGGTCTTCTGGATCGAGGGGCATGTGTAAACAGCGGATTGTTCTTGAACTGAAGACGGCTCTCAAATGCGGATCCGATGGGTTTCAATAAAGTAGACGAAGTAAACGAAGTAGAAGGATCAGGAACAAGACGTCTCTTTTCCGCCTCAATCTCCTCCATGATCTTCTGTTGTCTCGCTTCCAATACACGCTTGTATTCTTCTTCCGATTCCAGAATACCCGCTTTATGCAATTCAATTTCATCTTCCAACGCTTTCTTTCGTTCCTCCAAGGCTTCCGATAACCGTGTATTAACCTGTACACGGATCGTATCCTGAATTTGTGGGGATAGAAGCTCATTCAATGTTCTTTTCTTATGTCGCAACATCAACGCCGCCTCAGCCGCAACCTGTTTGAGTCGTGTTTCCGAGCTCTCAAAGATCTTGGTGTGCTTCAAATCGCCACAAATATCTGGTCTCTTCAAATCCGTTATCGATCCGAACAATTCCGTAAACAAATCAATCGTCTCTTGTGGGATCGGCGGCGATTGCTCAATCAACCGATCCAAATCCGCGCGGCAAATCTTTAAAAAATCTAATGAATCGATACGATCATCGGGTTTTAATGCCAATTCTACCGCAACCAATCGTTGAAATTTACCCCATGCAATCGATCCAACGCGATGCGACTCTTCGAGTTGCGGATACCGTAAATAGTTTCCCACCGTGGTCAGTAGACCCGCAAACAATGAAATGCCTCCAATCGCAAAACTAGCATATTTCTTAGAGGCATCATCCGAAAATAACGATTGAACACCAAAGCTGGCTGTTCCACCCAGTGTCGATAGAATAATGACGGGAAGATTGATCCAGATGGTTTTACTATGATAGTGCTTTTCTGATTTATCATGCAACCATCGATAACACATGGCCAAATCACTCCATTCCGCCATTAATACCTCTTGTTCCTTCGACCATCCGTTTAAAAAACGTTTCTCCTTTGGTTCCTCTCCAGATGCACTACGCGTAGGAGAAACGGAACGCGAACACGGTTTAGGATCCGATCCATTGATGACATTTACTCCCTCTTCTGCCATTCTTATTCTTTCTTTTTATTTTTTTTCGATTCCAATCCCAATTTATATAATGCCTCCACCTCCTTTTCCGTTAGCGTTGTCGGATTAATCCCTTTGGGCAACGATACAAATTTAGCTTTCTTCAACGACGTCTTCATAATATAAGGACCATATTGCCCCGTTCGTATCACGTACTCTTTGAACGTCTTCAAGGGACCCGAACCCTTCTTGGCTTCCAGACGCTCGATGGTTTGCTCCAGAGATTCTTCTTGAAACGGAACGGATAGATCCCCACACTGCAGGTAGGCTCCAAACTTTCCTGACTTTTTAACGATCGGCTGCCCATTCCATTCTCCCACATTGGATTCTGGCTGAAACTGCGTCGCCTGCTCTTCCGTTATGTCCTCAAACAAGATTCCCTTCGGCCATCCTAGGAACACCGTGTCTTTCTTTGTCTTTCCTTCGATTAATAGGAGTGGACCATTCTTTGTCTGGACCGCCTTGAGACCGTTTCCGAATTCTCGTACCTTTGCATGTACTGCATTATGTCCTTGTTTTGCATTCAGAGTTTCATACCTCGCCTGATACGAATTCCACGTATCCTGCAACACTCCCTTCCATTCTTCCTGTCCATTCGACACACGATCCAGACGCTGTTCCATCTGTGCCGTGAATTCATACGCAAACAAATCCGCAAACGTCGTCTTCAAGTATCCCCACACCGATCGTCCCAGTTCCGTCGGAACCATCTTCTTTTTCTCCCCTCCCACTTTCTTCTTCGTTTCATGTTTCAAAGGAGGCCATTGTTGGGGCTTCATTTGAAACTCTGTTAGGGTTAGCTCCTTCGGAGGAATATCTTTGGTTTCCACATAATTCTTCTCTTGAATCGCTGAGAGCAACGACGCAAACGTCGACGGCCGACCAATCCCATGCGTCTCCAACTCTCTCACCAGCGTTGCCTCCGTATATCGCCCACTCGCCTTTGTCTCCTTGGGTTCCGCTTTCATCGAGGTCCATGGAAGACGATCTCCTACTGCCAGTGCAACGGCAATGTCCCAGTCCTGAGACTCCTCCTCATCCGATTCATCCAGATCCACCACCTTTCCCGCCTTCTTCCATCCTTCAAACGTGGTTCTCTTCCACGTCGTTTGCCACATGAAATCCTCTTCCAACTTGATTTGAATCGTACACGTTTCGCCCTTTGCAGCGGACATGACCGACTGAATCGCTCTCTGCCAAATCAATCGATACACCTTCTTCTCCAACGCATCTCCCTCCACTTCTACTCGGTCCATATGCGTCGGTCGAATCGCCTCATGTGCTTCTTGTTTCAAAGGATCTTTCTTTGATTTCTTGGATTCCACGGAGGAAATGTAGGCTTGGCCATAGTGTTCTTGAACATATGCCTTTGCTTCTTGAACGGCTTCTTCCGATAGAACAGCTTGATCCGTTCGCATATACGTTATATGTCCCGCTTCATACAATCGCTGTGCAATCTTCATCGTACTCTTCGGATTCAGACCAAAGAGTGCACTCGCTTGTTGCTGTAGGGTACTCGTGATAAGAGGCGGCGGTGCGGACTGAGTCCACGGCTTTACTGTTTTTTGATGGATGGTTCCCTCCTTGATCGTATGCACATTCTCCATATAATTCAAGGACGATTCTTCATCTTCTAGCTCATCCGTCATGGTTCCATGAATGGAAAAGGAATCCTTTTGAAACGTGGCCGAAAGCTGCCAGCTCGACGACGCCTTGAACTGTTCAATGCGTTCTTCTCGTTCAATCACCAATCGCAGTGCAGGGGTTTGACATCTCCCCGCAGAAAGAGACGGTGCAACGGATTTCCAAAGAAGCGGGCTGATCGTGAATCCAATCATCATGTCCAACATCGCACGGGCCTGCTGGGCATTCGCTCGATTCATATCCAATCGTCTCGGGTTCGCCACCGCATGCTTGACGGCTTTTTCCGTTATTTCATGAAAGACGGATCGCAACGCTGTTTCTGGTTTTAAACGTAATAACTGGCATACCGCGTAGGAAATCGCTTCGCCCTCCCTATCATCATCACTTGCCAGATAGATTTGGGTTGCTTCCTTCGCTTCTTCTTTCAATTGTTTGATCGCTTTTGCTTTCTCCTTGATCCATTCGTATTTTGGCTCCCATCCTCTGTGGATTCCCACCGCGTCCAACGCTTGTTCTAATGCTCGGATATGACCCATTGTGGCAATGACACGCCATCCTGGTCCCAGAAATCCCTGAATCTTCTGACACTTGGCGGGAGACTCGACAATGACGAGGTTCATGATTGCCTGTTTCCATTTGTTTCGGAGGATATCAATTTTTACCGAATATACAATAGAGATGCTGAAAACACCCACGGAACTTACCCTTGAAATTGGGCTGATTTCTGCCTTCAACATCGTTGCCGTCTACGTCGCCGCGTTTGTCTACGATCTGCATTGGTCAGGCATCCTTGCGGTCATGGTCATCGCCTCCCTCTTTACGGCAGTCCTCTCCAAATGGGTCGTCGGACATCTACCCTCTCTCTCCAATGATCCAAACGATCTTCTCAGCGAAAGCGTTTCTCTTCTTTTGATCGCACTCGTTAATTCTAACGGCGTACTCGCTGTTCTTTCCTATCGTTATAATCTACCCATGGCACTCGGCATCTCTTTGATGTCTGGGTTCGCCACCGTCGTGGCCCGTCATATCTTGGCCTAAACTTTCATTAGAATCATCTAAATAGAATGGCCACCATTAATCAATCCAGTGGGCAAGGGGCTCTCTTTGAACTCGTTGCACGTGGTGTAAAAGATCAATATTTTGTAAAAGATTCCAAAGAAAGTGTATTCCCTTATGATGCACGATATGAGAGTTCCATTCCCCATTTGGCCGAACGAAAAACGATTATTCCTCTGAACGATACCGCCTTTGGTCAAACCTTTGAAGTCGAAATCGATGCCTATGGCGATGTCCTTACCGAGTGTGCCTTGGAAATTGATCTTCCTACCTGGCTTCCTTCTCTTCCCCTCGGATCCCCCAATGGAGCATTAGCTCCTTCCACGACGGTGAACGATCTCCAATCCATCACCACAAACGATCTTTCTGCGACATCCTATGGGTACGTTAACGGGGTCGGATATTTCCTCTTTGAGTCCCTACAATTCTATCAAGATCAGTTCTTACTGCAAGAATGGAGTGGCGACGGTCTTTTGGCCAAACAAATGTCCGAAGGTTCCTTGAATTCCAGTGGACTTGCATTATACAAAGGAGGATGGACCGACGCATCTACGCGGAGTCTTCAGATGCGTGCGACCCCTGGACATCTTCGAATCCGTCTTCCCCTTCCTGGAACACAATGTCCTGGAGACGGCGGATTTCCTCTCGTTGCCATGTCCTGGCAAACCTTTCGTATCCGCGGAACCCTACGCAAACTCGAAGATCTCATCGTCTGCAGCGATACGAGTGTGATTAAACCCGCACCATGGAGCCTTCCTTCCATGAAAGTATCCTATGATAACGGGTCTTCTTATCCCTTTACTCCTTTGGAACGCACTAAAATTCCTAATCCGGTGATTATGCTATCTACCGTGCAACACTATGTATCTCCCGAGATCCAAGAAGAACTTCGATCCAAACCGATCCAAATCCCCTTTCGTCGCCAATTTGAGAACAAGTTTACCTTTGGAGAACTCGATTTCATTCCTTTGGATAAGGGCGGTGTAGCTTCCTGCACGAGATTCGTCGATGGCCGTCATCCTACCGAACGTTTGTTTTGGTTTTTCCGAAACTACAATGCCCTCGATCGAAACCAGTTGGACAATTGGTACAATGATTATTTTGACTCGAATCCTACGACAATGGTCCAACCCTATACGACACCCTACGGCGAGTTCTATTATCGATTAAAGTTGAATATCGCAGGCAAGGATCGAGAAGAACGGTATTCTCCATTGGTATGGAATAGTATCAATCAATTGTCAAAGGACGAAAAGTCGAACGATGCATACATCGGATCCATGAACTGGTCGACGGGAGAGAAATATGGAACGGTGTATCCTGCTGAGCGACAACCTGAAGGAACCGTTAATTGGACGACCGCGGATCGCCCGACCCTACACATTGAACTCGCCAATATCAATACTAATCCGCTTCTGGGACAACGAAAGGCCGAATTCCGCGTCTTTACTGAAGGGTGGAACGTGTATACCGTGAAGGATGGACGAGGGAAGGTCATGTTTGCCAGTTAAATCCGCAAGTCTAGTAGTCGGATGAGGAGCCTACGGTCTCGTACTCGAAAGAAATCCACTTGTTGTGTTGGAATTCTCACCATTCCACACGCACGCAAATCGAAATATGGAACATCCCATATCATGAAATCCTACATTGATTGGTTCGAACAACGCGGAATTCGGGTCCTACCCATTCCCTTTGATACAAATGATCACGAAGTCTACTTTCAAATGGTCAATGGACTCTTCCTTCCAGGAACCGATCGCGGACCCGACCGAGCATCGGCTGCTCAGAACGAAGCATTCATGCATTCCCTTCGAACCTTCTACGAGATGTCCATGCGAAAAGGAGAATATTTTCCTATCTGGGGAACCTGTTTTGGTATGGAACGATTGATTGAATTGATCGGCGGTTCTAGAACCTGGAAATCCTTTCCAGCAGACGGTCTCTTCCCCATTCGTATCAGCCGCGATACCACCTGTTCTCGAATGATCCAATCTTTTCCTTTACCCTATCTTGATTATCTCGAACAAGAGAAATCCACCCTACAATATCACGAATACGGAATCTCGGTAGAAGAGATGAAAACCAATCCCCTACTACGACGATACTTTTCGGTTCTTGCTACCTCGCTCGATAATTCGGGAAAAGAATACGTTGCCGCCATCGAATCCAAACACTACCCTATTTACGCTGTCCAATTCCACCCTGAACAACAACGATCCACTCTCCCGTTCCTCGATTTCTTTCGATCCGAACTCAAGATGAATTCTCATCGTTGTCCGATGCTTCCTCGTGTAGGTAAGGTTATTTCACCTCATAAATGTGCACATTATGAGGGTCTCAAACATCAGATGTGCTATTTTTTTAGTTAAAGACTTTTTAAGAGCCGCATTCTGCGGCATACTACGTATAGCGTTCCGCTTAAAAGTCTGCAAAAAATAGATTATTTGAAACTTTCTTGTGGTATTTATATGAATACTAATACCACATGAAATTGCAGACAAAAATAAAAAATAGGTAGAGAGATATGATATTTTTAATGCTTGCTTTCATACATTGACTTGAATGTATGAAGAGTATCAATCACGCGTGTTCCTGTATAACGAACAATACACACACCTAGTTCGCCATTCTTATAGCAAACCTTTATTCTGTTTCCTCCTGTCGAGCCCAGATCAAGCTTCTTATACTCGGTATCTGAAATACGTTCATATAACGTATCTTCAATGTAATCCAAGATTTTCCATCCACGATGTTGACCTTTCCATGTTCCATCAGGTAGACAATGTAATTCTGCTGCAATAAATGGATTTCGTATCGTTTCTCCAGCTCCCAGATGATCACGATACGTTGGCCAGATCGTATTCCATGTATCCTTCGTTGCAGCTATCCACTCTCCAGCATAGGTACGAATTGTGCGAACACTTCCTGTAATGCGAGACGAAAGACTAATATCAGCATAACATCCAAGTTCCTGTAGAAGACGATCTGCTTTGATCTCTGTTAGGCCCACTTCTGGGCAAGATTCGTGTCGTTTGTTTGTTGAAGTGCCAAGAACACGATACATTTCCTCAGGTGAACTACGTGCGTCAATCTTCTTTTTCTTCCAGTCATCCTTCAAGAAAGTTGCGTAGTCAATCTCTCTCGCAGAAAGTCGAAAGGAACGCGTATGACCATATACATGAATTGGTTGAAATCCGCCATACTTTTGTTCGTAATGGTTAACACGTTCTTGTGCTTGTGATATTGTCCTGTATTGAACAACATTTCGAAAATCATGCGTAGCAAAGATGCGGTCATGGCATGCCCATTCCGTTGAACGAGAACATGTTTGATCAATGACTACGATAATAGGTATATCGGATGTCTGTCGTCTCCACCATTTTCTATCAGACCACGGGATCTTCTCAACTGTTATGCGTTTGTTCTTGATGTTTGTACTATCGTCTTTATCAACTACAATCAGGCAATCTGATAACTCTGGAAATGAATGGATATGAGATAGAAACTGATAGATTGCTTTGTTTTTCTTGATATCTTCTTTCTTTCCTCCAAGAAGTGAGTAGGAAAGACGAAGTACTATTATATTACGAGAACTTTTCGATTTAGTGCTTCTAATTAAATCGGCAACAATCTCTTTTCCCTGTGATGTAAGAGTATATGTATCATTGACTCTTTCAAAGAATGGAATTGCCTCATGAATAAGACCTTCTCGAAGAAAACGAGAAGAACCACAATATCCCTCTGGAGGGATATATTCTACCGATTCTCCATCGTTTATCATATCTTCGATTGTCTCGTTGTATTCCTCATCATCTACCTCTCCAGAAAGCAGAACCTCCTCTGGAGTGGCACTATAGAGGATAGTAGTCGTGTTTTTCAAATTACGGATAATAGGCCACACCTTGCTAAGCATCTGTTTGGAACCAGATCCATGATCACATTCGTCTAGATGGATGACAATGTATTTTCCTTCCTGGGTCTTCTTAGTTATCCACTTGATAAAGGCCTCCACTGCTTTTTTATTGGTAATAGAGAACACTGTCATATTTTGAGTAGCTAATTCAAACCGCTGTTCTTCGTCTGCTACACGATGCCATGCAGAAAGGAAGGCATGTATGCGCTGTGCCTCATGTTGTACCTGATCGCGTCCAGCAATATACTCGGCAATTTCTCGCTTACCAGACTTCACAGATGCATGTACAACAATGCGTGGTATACCACGTTCAAGCCGTGGAACAATATCCTTCTTCACAAAGAGTGTCATATGCTGGTTCTTGCTGTCGGACTTGCGACTGATTCCAACAAGCACGAAACAAATCGTCAGGATTATTAGACTGAATATCATTCATCTTTCTACTACCCCAGACATTTTATTTCTTCTCTTTTGCTTTCAACGCCTCTCGGTAAATTGTTCCCAACACAGTATGAATGAACTCGTCGCTGGGTTTTTCCCCTCGTTTCGCCTTTGCCTCTTCTATTCTATAACGCTTGTTCTTCTCTTCCTGCTTCTTCATATCCTCATTTAGTTTCTCGTTCCGTTTCACAATTTCCTCCTGTTGTCGGTCAATCTCCTGTAAGTCTTCCAGTGTCATCTCTTCACCCCTTCGTTCCTTGTCTGTCATAAACCGAAGGCTATTTATACGCTTCTGGGTGGTAGAGGTCATCTCGGGTAGGTCGTATTCGTCGTCGTCCAATTTGTAGTAGCGAAAGAGATGAACCATTCTGCTTATTTCCTTATCCGTAAAGTTCTTCCCTACTCTGTCCTCGTTGGACTGGCGAATCAAATCGGAAAGTTCCTTGTATTTCTCTGGTTCTGGGTCGTCGTATTTGCCGTCGTCCTCGTCTTTCTCGTCCTCTACTTCCACCTCTTCCTCCTCTGTGAAACGGTCAAACATATTAGCAATATCATACGCTCCTCGGTAGTTAATAAGTGGTTTGCGTTCTCGTTCAAAGATCGAAACAGGCCACGGTTTATCAGGAATAGCCATGATTGGTGCATAATATATTTGATATAATGCAGTTCAATTTTTTATAAGTTGGAATTTTATATCTTATGTAATAGATTATTTTAAGAAATATACCAAGTTCTTAAAACATTCTTATATAAAGCTTTTGCAGACTTTTTCAAATCGTTTTTGCAGACTTTTTTCTAAAAAGTCTATTTTTGAACACGTTTTCTCAAAAAGTCTATTGCTTAAAACCACCCTTGATCCATTCCACAACCTTCATGGTATCCGAACTCTGAAAGAGCGGTTGAGGGACGCCATTGACGATCGCAAGGAAGCATGGAATCGTTTTTACCCCACAATAACCTGGGGTATAATCATTTTCATCCAAATCACACTCATACCAGACGATCCGATCGCTCAAGGAGAGAAGGAGATTGGTATCAATACGTTTACAAGGTTGGCACCAACCAGCAGAAAATTTGCATAAAACAATTGGCTCATGCGGGACGTTCTTTTGAATCAGGCTTTCGAAAAACTCCTGGTTCGGGAGGGGTGTCATCTTTCGTGGGTCGGACATTCTTGGATCGATAATAGGTTAATGTAAGACCGGTTATCGCAATCAATACGATTGTTCCTATTAGTGTAAAGTGGAGCATATTTAGGTCGCTTGTTGCAATACTTGTGGCAGCTATTGCGACTGCTGCGCTTGTTACGGAGGCTGAAGCCTTTGAGCCACCCGTCTGCTTCGCAGCCGCGACACCTTCAGGGGAAATGCTCTTATACAAATCCAATCCAGGTAGAGCCGACGTCGCAGACGACATTGCCGCTGTCGCCTTATCCACCGTTTCCGCGATCTCTCCCACGATATTGCTTCCTTTCTCAATCGCCGTTTTTCCTAGAATCAACGCATCATCCGCGGTTTTCACGACACTATCCACCGTCTTGATCGCCGCCTCCGCGGTTTGCTGAAACGGCTGCAAGATCTCATTAATAATCTTCGTTATCGTTTGTACTGGGCTAAACAAGGCACTCAAGAATGGAAAGCGTGCTAACATCTCTTCTTCCGCCGAACTCGACGCGGCACCAAAATATCCAGCATGTTCCGAGACGACTTGTTTGGTATCCGTAAAGAAACGTACCATATTCCATCCCCACCACGCCAACGCAATCGGTGCGAAAATAAACGAAATCAGTAAAACCAGACGAATGATTCCACGCTGTTTGTTTCCCACCAAAAACGAATCCAATCCAAACATTCCTCCAAAGATCAGTGCAATGGCATACGTAAAAAATCGCAGGTGTTTCTTATCTGGCTCATCCTTCGCCAACACACCACATGCAATTCCCTTTGGACCTAATCCTGGAACACCAAGACCATACACCTTAATCGTATCTCTATTAAAAATCGCCTGTGCCGCATCATAGACCCACCATACTCCAAAAAATAGAATGTTGACCACCAGCTTCGCCAAAAACGTCAACGGCGATCGAAGATACAAATGATCCAGAGCCAGAAACCCACCCACAATGGAGAGAGCCAAGAAGACGTCATAGGAGAGAAAGGTTCCGCCATTTTCACCCTCATTCCCATTATTATTTCCGTTGAAGGCCAGCCCCTTCTGCCAAAATTCAAATTGAGAGACGCTTGGATTCGGTGCTTTTGCGCTCATTACTTAGTCCTTCTTTTAAAAAAAGAGACACAAAAACACCCCATTAGATCGTAAACAGCAGACCTCCAAATCCATTAATCACGCGAAAGACATTGTAATTGCGGGCATACACGACAATATGACAGTTTCCACGTTGTTGCCAGGCAGGAAGCGTCGGGTTGCTCAAAATCGTATTCATTTGAATCTGCCATACCATACTATCAATTCGGCTGGCATTCATCGTTCCCGTTGGCTGTGCGTCCTCCGGTCTCAATGCGAAACTGTAATTGTAAATGAACGAATTGACCGGAGTCGTGGTATGATGTTCATAGGGTTGCTGAAGACGAAAATATTGTGGGGTTCGCTCCATGAACCGATCATACCCATCCAACTGTAGCTTCGCCGTGGAAATCAAATCCAAACGATACGATGGAGCATTCGAATTGACATAGGGTTGCACGGCGGGCGGCGTATATTCACCAATCGCCAAATTGCTATAATTGAACCATTCATTGCGATTCTCCATCGAATCACGTTGCACCACAAAGAGAAACTCCTTGATCGGATGATTGAATTCGATCGGAACCGTGGCGGTTGTCTGATTCGCCGTTATGGCATAAGGTGCGGTATACTGGATTTGATCAATAACATATTCATGCGTCTCACTCACATACCGACGACGCTCCTCCACATCAAGATACACGAAATCGCCCCAGAGCACCATACTCGTAATAGGCGTCGTACAACTGACTTGAACCGAGCAAGCCGGCATCCAACCCTCCTGCGTTGTCGGGGGAATCGGAGGAGGAACCCAGAAAAGTTGCTGAAGGGGTCTCAGTGTTATATTAATACGAATCGGACTATACTGAAGTGCCAATAGGGGCAAATACATACCAGGATTCTGGCAGAAATAGAACTGGAGCGGGATCAATAAATGCAAACCATCGGATTGCGTACTCGGCTGAATATCAATCAAGTTATAAGGCTCCACGCGTCCCAACATCTCATTCAACGCCATACGCTGACCATGCGGTGTTGTCATCTGCGTCCAGATTTCCATCCATTCTCCCGTCTGGCGATCAATCTCCTGCTCTCCCACTTCAAAGGTTATTTCCTGGATAAGGGCATGACCAATCGAATTGGTATACGATAGAGCATTTCCACTCGTATCCCTGATTTGTGGTAGGACCACATCGAGATACACTTTTCCCAGCAGGTCTCCTCGGCGAGGAATCAAACAGGTGATACGCTGTCCAAAGTTGGGGGTTCCATCAAAATACATAGCTTGCGATTCCACTGCGAAATTGGTGTGGCGACGATATACCATTTTAAAAAAGCTGATCTGGGGATTCCCCGTCAAATACAAATCTTGTTTTCCTGTCGCGACGAGTTGTAGTAAACCTCCACCCGCTGGCATCCTGTTAGTTGTTCCGGATATTTAACTTTAGACTTGCGTAGTGGTGATTTTCATTCTGCCATCATTCTAGATGAGCTCCTCGGGTATCACTCCAACCAATAGTGGCCCCTTGATCATTCGAACCTATAACGACGGTTCTTCCAATAAAACATACCTCCTTGGAGATTATGATCTACCCATTTCGAGTAATCGTGTATCCATAACCTCTTCCAATGGCCAACTTGTTCCCTCGGATAACATCTATGTTTCCTCCGTATCGGGGTCGACCATAAGAACCAGTACACTCTTTACTGCACTGCTCCAGGCATCGACTGCGAATATCTCTACCGTATATGCCTCGACTGTACATACGACCGCTCTTAACTTTTCAACCATCTCTGGATCATCCATTTATGCCAACACGGCACTCATGGTTTGCACCATGAATGCTCCATTGATCAGTACCAGCTACCTGACCTATTCCAGTATGGTGGGTGCAGCAGGAAGCAATATCATCGTAGACAATATCAAGATCAATGCCAGTATCGACGCCACCAATATAACACTCAATGTCGGAAACATTAATTTCAATTCCATCAGCGGTCTTCAAAGCGTCACCTCCGATAAAGTCATCAGCAATTCGATGTCCACCAATCAACTTTCGACCAATTTTCTTTCGACGAATCAGATTTCTACCAATCAAATCTATACTTCTGTCATCAATACCTCCAACAGCAATGTCTCCTCCATTCTGGCTTCCACGATAACGGCTTCCACGATAACCGTTTCCAGCATGGTCGCATCCAGTATGAAAGGAACCATTGTATCAGGACCGAACGGAACCGCCGTTACCCAAATTATTATTGGATCCTATACTACCACAGAGATTGCAGCAAATACGACAACAAACTTTACTCAAACCATTACGGGATATACATCAAACTCCATTGTTACCATGGGATTAAGAAACAGTGGAACATTCAATGCTACATGCACCTTCGTCTATGTTTCGCCAGATGCCATTCGATGGATTGTATCGAACCCCAATGCTACTGGCAGTATTGCCACGATCAACTATGCGATTTTTAACTATTAACAACCTTGAGTACTACTTATATACGGCCGTGATACGTATCATTATCTTTTATTAAAAATAATGATCAGTAGATAGAATGTCATCGGGTGATTTCAATTACGTGACACTCCGAAATATTGTTCCGTCTCGCCCAGACGGATCCTTTATCCAGAACGGGTACGTCTTTACGATCGGACCCGACTCGAAACAATTATGGACCAACGATCTGTATCTTCGGTTCCTGTCCGTCAGTACGATCGCCGTCAATTCCACTCTGAGACTGACCAACGGATCGTTTTTTGTTTTCTACGCTTCCAGTCTCACGGGTTCCACCTCCAACACAGAGACCTTGGTCGTTCATTCTACGATCGATACCTCTACCATCAGCGGCAATAACGTTTTCTATTCCACCATGAATGGTTCGACTCTTACGACCTCCACCCTTAATGTTTCCACCTTATACTACTCTTCCCTCTTTGGATCCTCCATCACGACTTCCACCATCAGTGCCTCCACCATCTATTACTCCACCCTTGTTGGAAGCACCCAGGCGACCTCCACCTTCTTTGGATCCACCATCGCCTTCTCCACAGGA